TCACACTCAGAGGAGACAGCAGCGCATGTTCACCGCTGACGCGATCCTCGCGATGAAGCGCCACGCCCTGGCCGACTATCCGCGCGAGAGCTGCGGCCTGGTGGTGGCCGGCACCTACCGGCCCTTGTCCAACCGCGCGGCCGACCCGGCGGCCCAGTTCCGCATCGACGATGCCGACTACCTCGCCCATGCCGGCGCCATCGACGCCATCGTCCACAGCCATCCGGACGGGCCGCTCCACCCGTCGGCCGCCGACATGCGCGGCCAGATCGACAGCGCTGTTCCCTGGGCGATCCTGGCCACCGACGGGGAGCGCTGTTCCGATCCGATCCTGTGGGGCGACGACGTGCCGGTGCCCGACCTGATCGGCCGCGAGTTCCGCCATGGCGTGACCGACTGCTACGCCCTGGTGCGCGACTGGTTCCAGCTGGAACGGGGCATCCGGCTGCCGGATTTCCCGCGCGACGACGAGTGGTGGCACGCCGGCAAGAACCTTTATCTCGACCATTTCGCCGATGCCGGCTTCTCGGTGGTCCGTTCCGGCGAGGCGGCGGCCGGCGACGTCGCGCTGATGACCGTGCTGTCGCCGGTGCCCAACCATGCCGGCGTCGTCCTCGACGGCGGCCTGCTGCTGCACCACCTGCCGCGCCGCCTGTCGCGCCGCGAACCTTTCGGGCCCTGGCACCGGCAGGTCGTCCACATCCTGCGTCACAAGGATCTCGCTCATGGCTAGGATCCATCTGCACGGCGCGCTCGGCCGTCAATTCGGGCGCCTTGCCGACTATCAGGTCCGCGACGCCGCCGAGGCGATCCGGGCGCTCGCCGCCAACCATCCCGATTTCGAAAAGATTTTCCGCGAAGGCTCCTACCGGCTGGTCCGCGGCCCGCGCTCGCGCGGCGGCATCGACCTGACTCTCGACACCCTGACGTTGGGGCTGGGCAGCGCGCTGGTCATGGTCGTGGCGATTGCCGCGGCGCAGCCATGGGCGGCGGCAAGCTTCTCGGGGGCAATGGGCGCCGAATTCTCGATTGCGGGGGTCGGGCTCGGCGTCAGCTATGGGTCGGTCGCTCTGTTCGGCGCATCGATGATGCTGTCCGGCATCAGCCAGATGCTGTCGCCGACGCCCAAGGCCAACCTGCCGGACAACACGCAGAGCTATCTGTTCTCCGGTCCGGCCAATGTCAGCGAACAGGGCGGGTCGGTTCCCCTGATCTATGGCCGCTGCTGGATCGGTTCGACCGTCATCTCCTCCGGCATGGATACGGAGCAGATCGGAACTGTCCAGGCCCAGCCGGCGGCATCCGCCGCCACAGCCGTTTCGGATGGAAGTCCGGCAGGCGGCATCCAAGGGGCCAAGGGCGGCGGCAAGTCCGGCCGCGGCGGTTCCGGCGCCACCGAGGACCCCAACAGCCTGCAATCCGCCGCGACCGCCCGGGTGATCGATCTGCTGGGCGAAGGCGAGATCGTCGGGCTGGTCAATGAGGGGAAGAGCATCTATTTCGACGGCACGCCGCTGATCGCCCCCGACGGGACGGAGAATTTCAAGGGCGTGACCTGGAAAGAGCGCCGGGGCATTCCCTCGCAGGAGCCGATCAGCGGTTTCACCGCCAGCGAGACCACCGTCGCCGTCGGGAGCGAAGTGAAGAAGGCGGCCCCGGTCGTCCGCACCATCCATGGCGACGAGGTCGACGCCGCCCGCATCGTGCTGCGCTGGAACGCGCTGACCGAGCAGGACACCTCCAACGGCAACCTGCACGGATCGACGGTGCAGTTGACCATCGAGGGTCGGGCGGCCGACGGCGGCTGGAAGGTGCTGGTCACCGATACGGTGACCGGCAAGACGACCAGCGCCTATGAGCGGTCCTACAAGGTCGGACTGCGCGAACTGGGCAGGAGCCCATACGACATTCGCGTCACCCGCGTTACCGACGATCCGCCCCGCGCCGCGATCCAGAACAGCTTTTCCTGGTCGCATTATGCCGAGATCGTCGACTCCAAGTTCGGCTACGACAATTCGGCGCTGGTCGCGCTGACGGTCAAGGCCGAGCAGTTCGGCAACTCGATCCCCGAGCGGGCCTATGACGTCAAGGGCCTGAAGATCCAGGTCCCGTCCAACTACGACCCGGAGACGCGGACCTATACAGGCCAGTGGGACGGCAGCCTCAAGACCGCCTGGAGCGACAACCCGGCCTGGGTGCTCTACGACCTGCTGACCAACAGGCGCTACGGCCTGGGCCAGTCGATCTCCGAAGCGGCGGTCGACCGCTGGTCGCTCTACACCATCGGCGTCTATTGCGACCAGCCGGTCAAGTCGGGCCGGCTGGACGCCAGTCGCCGCGACATCATGGAGCCGCGCTTCACCTTCAACGGGGTGATCTCCGGCCGGACCGAGGCCTACCGCGTCCTCCAGTCCATCGCCTCGACCTTCCGCGGCCTGATCTTCTGGTCGGCCGGCGGTGTGCTGGCCCGCGCCGACATGCCGGCCGACCCGATCAAGCTGGTCACCCCGGCCAACGTCATCGGCGGCGCCTTCACCTATTCCGGCACGGCGCTGAAGGCCCGCCACACCGCGGCGCTGATTACCTTCAACGATCCCGACGACGGCTACCGACCGACGGTCGAGGTCGTCGAGAATGCCGGGATGATCCAGCGCTACGGCTGGCGGCCGATCGAGGCGACAGCCTATGGCTGCACCCGGCGCAGCCAAGCCCGCCGCCTCGGCCTGTGGATGCTCGACAGCGAGCAGCACGAAACCGAGACCGTCACCTACCGCTGCTCCTTCGACCATCTCGATGTCATGCCGGGCGACGTGGTCAAGCTGGCCGACCCGAACTGGGCGCTGGTGCGCACCGGTGGGCGACTGGTCGGCTACGATCCGGAACGGCAGGTCGTCACGCTCGACGACACGGTGACGCTGGAAGCCGGGCAGAGCCATGTGCTGGCGCTCACCCTGCCGGACGGCCGGCTGGTCGACTGCCCGGTCCGCCGCCCGGTGCTGGAGGACCACACCACCGGCCAGCTCGCCATCGACGCGGCTCCGCTCGGCGGCGCGGTGCCGCAGCCGCATGCGGTGTGGATGCTGACTGCCACCAACCTCGCCCCGCGCCTGTTCCGCGTGCGCGCCGTCACCGAGAAGTCGCCCGGCGTCTACGAGGTCACCGCCCTGCTGCACGAGCCCGGCAAATATGCCCGGGTCGAGGAGGGCGTGCAGATCGAGCCGGTGGCGACCCAGAGCGCCTTCAACGCCATCCCGTCCCCCGCCAACCTCGCGGCGGTGGAAAGCGCCTATTGGGTCAACGGCCTGCCGCAGGCCCGGCTGACCGTCAGCTGGACGCCCAGCGACGATGCCCGCATCGCCGGCTACCGCGCCGACGTGATGACGCCGGGTGGCCAGTGGCAGGAATGGAAGGTCACCCGCGCCGGCAGCTTCGACATTGAACCGGCGGCGGAGGGCGTCTATACCGTCCGCATCACGGCATTGGCCTACGACAACCGCCGCTCGGCAGCGGCGGAAATCCGGGCCACGGTGCGCGGCAAGGGCACGCCGCCCGGCCAGCCCGCCGGGCTGGTCGCCACCGGCGGGCTGCGCCAGATCGCCCTGTCCTGGGTCAATCCGCCTGATACCGACCTCGCCCACATCGAGGTGCTGGAGGGGGCGGCGAACGATCTGTCGGCCGCCACTGTGATCAGCACGGTCAAGGGCAACGCCTTCGTGCGCGCCGGTCTCGGCGGGTTGGTCACGCGCTACTACTGGGTGCGCGCCGTCGATCTCGGCGGCAATGTCGGCGACGTCAATTCCAACATCGGCACCGGCGCCACCACCGAGCAGATCTCCCACGACGACCTCGCCGACAAGCTGGTCTCGGAATCGAAGCTCGCTCCCTTCATGGCCGAGCGCATCACCGGGATCGAGAAGATCGCCGAGACGGTCACGTCGGGACTGGTGCGCGTCAACGACAGCTATGGCCGCATCAGGAGCGAGATCGGCAAGCGTGAGGCTGACATCGTTGAGGTGAAGGCGGACGTCAAGCAGGTCCAGGACGACACGCAGTCGCTGGCGAGCCGGGTCACCACCGTCGCCGCCCAGTTCGACGGGCAATTCGCCACCGTCAAGGAGGAGTTGAAGGCGCTGGTGACCGCCGACGAGGCGACGGCCACACGCATCGACACCGTGGCTGCCGTCTGGAACGGAAATTTGGCCGGCGTGCAGGCGAAGCTGACCGCGACGGCGAACGACACCCGGACCAACGCCGAGCGCATCGACAACGTCGTCGCCGGCTTCGACAAGAGCATGGCCGGCTACGACAGCCGCATCACCGCCAACGCGACCGCGACCAACGCGCTCACGACGCGCCTCGATACGATCGGCGCCTCGGTCGATGGCGTGAAGGCGGGGCTGACCAGCGAGCAGACCGCCCGCGCCAACGCCGTCGGTGCTCTCGCCAGCCGGATCGACAGTGCCTATG